GTGCTCGTGGTACTGTAAACTTCAATCTAGAAGTTGGAGCGATACCAAAGGCAAGTTTCTCAATGACTGGTCATGTAAGTGCTGTCACGGATGCTGCTCTTGTAGCCCCATCTTATGATTCACAGATCCCAGCTCCGTTTATAAACTCAGCATTCAGTATAGGTGCATACGGAGCAGTAATTGGAGCATGGACATTTGACATGGGCAATGAGCTGTCTATGGTTCCTGATCCAAGTTCAGCAGATGGATTTGGGGAAGTGCGTATCATTAAGCGTGATGTAACTGGTTCTATTGATCCAGAACATCAGCTAGTGGCAACACAACCATTTGATTCTGACTTCCGTTCTGGAACTCTAATGACTATGGCTTCAGGTAACATATCAACAGGTGTTGGAAATATTTTAAATATATCCAAACCTGCAATTTACTATCGTGACATAGCTCCTGCTGATCGTAATGGAGTTAGAACGCTAGACCTAAGCTATGCCGCTACAGAGACTACAACAGACAATGAAGTGTCTATAGCATTTACTTAATAAATAAATAAGGAGCCCAATATCATGGCAATAGTAGCACAAGCAAAAGTATTAGAATCTGACTACATCATAGAAAGTGATCGTGATTCAGAAACACCAACCATATTCAAACTGAAACCTATGGACGGTCAGCAGTATATGGGAGTCATGGCAGAAGCCAACATGGATCAGGATGGGATGATGACATTCTCAGAACGAACTATGAAGAACACTTTAAGATATGGATTGGTTGGGTGGAATAATTTCCCAGATGAAGAAGGTAAGGAAGTTAAGTTTTCTAGACATAATTTTGGTAGAATCCCAGTTACAGAATTAACAGAATTGTTTAGTGAAATAATTCGTATCAGTTCTATTTCTGAGGATGAATCAAAAAACTAATAATCGCAATTGAAGTAGGAGCTGAAAGTAGAAGCTTCAATTGTGATACGTGTCAACATAAACATTGTGATGAGCTTAATCCCGCTATGTTTATAATGTGGGAAATAGAAGGTGTAGTTAAGAGTAAGACGTGTCTACTGCCAATGATAACACCGGCATCCAACACTTACATAAGACTATATCGACATTATAAGAATGGAATTCTTCCATTTGAGGGAGGGCTGTTGGATCAGCCCAATCCTTTCATAGAAGCCATGGAAGCAATAGACTTGAGGATTGAGGAAAATGGGCGTAACAGATACGACAGTAAGAATCAAGGCTGACAACAGAACTAAAGATATGTTCAAGCGTGTCAATGGTGACATAAAGAAAACAGAAGCTTCTACTAAAAGGCTAATGAGTTCTACTAAGAAGTTAGCAGCCGCCTATGCCGCTCTTAGAGTTGCCGGTGCTGTGTTTAATACATGGAGGGACTTCGGTAAAACTATATCTGATCTATCCGCCATTACTGGAGCAATGGGAGAAGACCTGCAATTTCTAACTGATAAGTCTTTAGAGTTTGGAGCGTCAACAACATTCACAGCAAGTGAAGCGGCTGAAGCGTTCAAACTTGTAGCAAGTGCAAAGCCAGATCTATTAGAAAGCGGTGCAGCACTTGCAGCCGTAACCAAGGAAGCTCTTATACTTGCTGAAGCTTCTGGATCTACTCTTCCGGATGCAGCTAGAACTCTAGGAGTCGCACTTAATCAATATGGAGCAGGAGCAGATCAGGCATCTAGATTTATAAATGTATTAGCGGCTGGAGCTCAAAAGGGTGCATCTGAAATAGCGGATACAGCTGAAGCGATAAAAGTTGCTGGACTAGTTGCGGCTGGAACAGGAACTTCGTTTGAAGAAATGAATGCAGCTATACAGGTCATGTCTACTGTAGCACTAAAGGGAAGTGAAGCAGGAACAGGACTTAGAAACATCTACTTGAATCTAGCCAACCAAGCCAATGATAAATTCAAACCTGCTTTGGTTGGTCTAACGCAAGCAATGATAAACATAAGAGAGGCTGGATTAAACGATGTTCAAATGTTGGAAATATTCGGCAAGAGAAATATAGTTTCAGCAAAAGCCTTGATAAATAATTCAGACGCTCTTGTTAAGATGAGGGACAATCTAACTGGAACTTCTACAGCATATCAACAAGCTTCTATAAAAGTTGATAACTTAGATGGCGACATGAAGCGTCTGGGTTCTGTGTGGGAAAGTGTAGCATTGATGCTAGGCAAGACATTTGATCCTGCTCTAAGAGGAATAGTACAGCTTCTTTCTTGGATGGCTAAAGCTGCTAAGACTGTAGTTCTTACATTTGAAGACCTTGGCAGTAAGATAGGAGCAGCCGCCGCTCAGCTTGTATCTATAGCCAAACTTGATTTTGATGCGGTCACTGCCATAGGTAATGCTCGTGATGCTAACTCAAAGAGGCTAGAAGAAGAGTTCAATCTAATCTGGGACAACACTAAAGCACAGGAAGCGCAGAACAAAGCTACAGAGGTAAATTCAAAAATAGCCAACGAGCGTCTAGCTAAAATAAAAGAGACAGCCGCTGCCGAGGCTAAGACTAGAGCAGATGCTGTATCAAAAGTGAACGCCGAACTGTTCATAAAAGAACAGCAAGATTTATCGGATAAGAATGCTACTGCACTATTCGCGCTAGAAGAATCATTGATGTCTCAAGAAGAACGTCTACGTCTTTCTTTTGACAATAGATCATTCATGGTTGAAGATGCGTTTCAATCAGAACTTATAAATGATACACGTAGAAAAGAACTACTACTAGAGCTACAGCAAAAGTTTGAATTAGATAAGACAAAGATAACGGAACAAGAAGACACTAAGAGAAGAAGAATAGGTCAGAGAGCTCTAGGTGCTGCCGCTGCAATATTTGACGGGCTTGGTGCGCTTATGTCTAAGAACGGCAAAGAGCAGTCAGAGGCGACTAGGACACTAGCCAGAGCTTCCATAATTGCAAGCACAGCTCAAGCAGTAATGAACGCCCTAGCTGTCAGCCCTTATCCATTAGGTGTAGCACTAGCGGCTGGAGCAGCCCTAAAGGGAGCGGCTCAACTTCAAGCTGTAGGCGGTAGCGGTGGCGGAATAACTAATCCAGGAAATACGACAAACACTTCTCCAATATCACCACCGCCAAACGCCAACGCTTTTGGACCAGATAGAGAACAGAGGGGACAGACTATTGTCAACATATACGGAGCTATAACTAAAGACATGATAAGAAATGAAGTTGTTCCTGTTCTACAAAATGATCTAGACAATAATGATTTGATTTTATTTTCTAACACATCAAGACAAGCGAGCGTAAACCAATGACAGCCTTCGTATACACAGCGACCAGGTCTCTAGAGAAAACGTCATTCAATGTCACGGGAACAGATATATCTGTGGACTCTACTGACGATTCTTTCAATGCCACTACTACAAGTCTTCTTGGAGTTTTAAATAATGAATGGATAGACGTGAATGGATTTTCTACTAACGCTGTGAACAATGGCTGGTTCCAAGTCAATGGCGACAGTATTGCCACAAAGATAATAGAGGATTCATTTACTCCGCTTGTGACAGAAGCTGTTGGAGACATTGTAACCATTCAAGGATATAAACGCGGTCTTAATCAATCGTATTCTATACAGACTTCTTCTCATGATCTTACTCCTAGTGACAGACCTGTAATAAACAGTAGAACATCTCTTGATGGTAAGGTTGAAACTATATTCTCTAGAATAGATGCTGGATGGAATATACTAACAGACTTCATATCAGAATCATCATGGAATCAGTGGCTTGAATTTATGAGATCTGTTTCAGGCGGCGAACCGTTTTCATTTGATGCGTTTGGTTCAATAGCTTCTCCTGATAATCCTATACAGGTTCGTATGGACGGTAGACCGTCATATTCTAATCCGTATGCTAGAACCATGCAGATAAGAATGAGGGTTGTAGAGCTATGAGATCTGATAACGCAACATTTCTATCTAGCAATTCTCAATTAGAAAAGGATCCTAGGTACACCATAGAGATGTCGTTTGATGACGCCAACACAAATCTATACTATTTAACAAGCCATTCTGATTCTGCTACACCTGCATCTGTAACTGTGATAGCTTCTGTGTTGGAAAGTCTATCTGTAACCAGCCAACAAGTACAGCCAGAAAAAGCTCTTGCTAGTGTTGGCAATATATCATTCTCTGTTGTTGACTATAACAATTCTATAAGATCAATGATAGGCAGTGAGCTCGCATTCGGAAACAGTCTTAAATCAAAAAGGATTAGGATATACATGGGATACAAGGGAGACGATTGGTCAACCTATATTCCTATACAGACCCAGATAATAGATGACGTAGAGTATGAAAATTCTCTATATACTTTTAATTGTTCTGATGCACAAAGATTTGAGAAGAAAGATATATTTGATCTTGCAAGAACTACTCTTGCAATCTCTCTTTC